AAATTAAAATTGGTAATTATCGTAATACAGTAGTTCGTGATGTAGTGTTTACCCTTGTAAAAGGTTTTCAAACAGGCGCCAAAGGAGGCTATGTGACTGTAAATGCTGGAGGCTATTTTGGCCCCGAAGTACCAGAAGTAGTTCGTGTTCGTGTAGATTCAATCGAAGATATTGAGTTTACTAATGAATCTGTTTCTATGGCAGATTTTGTTGCACCTATTGTTACTCCTGTGGTTGCTGTAGAAACTGACGAAGAAGTTATGAACCGTATTGAAGAACGGTTTGAAGTTTTACAACAGATGACTCGTGCCACAATTTCTGGAGATGTCCGTGCTATGATTGTAGTTGGCCCTCCGGGTGTTGGTAAGTCATATGGTGTTGAATTTGAACTTGAAAAGTCTGGCTTATTTGAGCGTATTTCAGGTAGAAAGATCAAGTATGAAATCGTTAAAGGTGCAATGACTCCAATTGGATTGTATTGTACACTATACAAAAATTCAGACAAGAACAATGTTTTGGTTTTTGATGACTGCGATGCGGTATTCCAAGATGATTTATCCCTAAACATTCTAAAGGCCGCACTGGACTCTGGTAAAAAGCGTAAGATTTGCTGGAATAGTGATAGTAGTATGTTGCGTCGCGAAGGTGTTCCTGATAGTTTTGACTTTAAGGGTGGTGCAATTTTTATTACCAACTTGAAGTTTGACCACTTAAAAAGTAAGCGTATGCAAGATCACTTGGAAGCATTGCAAAGTCGCTGTCACTTTTTGGACCTTACCCTTAACACCATGCGTGATAAGTTTTTGCGTATTAAGCAGATTTTCCGTCAAGGTCAATTGTTTAATGACTACGATTTTACACCAGAACAAGGTGACGAAATCTTGGCATTTATGGATGAGAATAAAGATCGTTTGCGTGAAATGAGTTTGCGTATGGCACTTAAACTTGCAGATTTAACCAAAGTTTCTAGTGACAATTGGAAGTCATTGGCTCGTAGTACTTGTATGAAACATAGTTAACATGATTGACGATTTTAAATTACGAGCTGGCATTCAAGACAATCCAGACCAAGAAGGATTAGACTTGTTTGCCCAGCTGATCATACAAGAGTGTGCCGACTTAGCTTATAGCTATACTATCTTTGGTCGAGGAAGGCCATGGAACTTGATTATCAAAGAGCATTTTGGTCAGACTATTGTTGATACGGATATACCACCTTATCTTAGAAATTTATAGTACTTGGTTGCACAAACTAAGTATTTAGGTAGCTCCTGGAACGCTAAAACCGTTCCACTTTATCCGGTACCCCTAAAAAGGTACCGGTTTTTTTGCTCTTTGCATACTAAGTATAAACAGCAGTTGAACAATTAATTAAGGTTTAATTTAATGAGAGATGTAGTACTTTGGAACACTGGGCCTACTGGCACGGATATGCATGCATTTACTTTATATAGAACATTAGGCTCTTATAAAATTGCACATTCGGTTCGCAACGCAGGATTCACAGCCCAAGTAATTGACCATTATATGCGTATGACTGAAGAACAGTTGTATTCTTGTACTAGAAAATTTGTTGACAAAAATACAGTAGCTATAGGAATTAGTACAACTTTTTCTCTCGGAAATGGAGTAAATCAATTTCCCGATGCAGTGATAAATGTTTTTAATAAATTAAAGGAAGAGTTTCCGCAGTTAGAACTTGTACTAGGCGGATATAATATTAATTCCTTAAAACATTTTAAAAAACCATTTAATACAAAATGTGTGCATGCTGTAATTAATTACGGTGAAAATATATTCTTAGATTTAATAAAGCATTTTAAAAAATTAGGACCCACTCCTCGCGGAAACTTAACAACCTACAACAAACAATATATGTTAGTATACAATCAAGCTGTAGAAGAAAAATATAATATTGAAGTAGATGATTTTAAATTTACTGATCAAGATTGTATTATGCCTAACGAAACTTTACCCATTGAAATAAGTAGGGGCTGTATTTTTAAATGTAAATTTTGTAATCATCTCATGTTAGGAAGATCTAAATTAGATTATCTTAGAAATTTTGAATTAGTTAAAGAAGAGATGTTGAATAATTACAATAAATGGGGTATAACCAATTACTATGTTATTTGCGATACGTTTAACGATACAGAAATTAAAATGCAGGCATGGCATCAAATGATTTCTAGTTTACCTTTTAAAATTAATTATACTGCATATCTTAGAGCCGACCTACTAGATAAGTTTCCGGATGTGCCATACATTCTGTTAGAAACGGGATTATTAAGTGCATTCCACGGAATTGAAACTTTAGGAGTCGAAGGATCAAAAGTAATTGGTAAAGGATGGAGCGGCAAGAGTGCTAGAAATTATATTCCAAAACTATATAGCGATATTTGGAAAGGTAAAATATACCAAACTTTAAGTTTTATTGTTGGCCTTCCAGGAGACACAAGGGAATCATTCTATGAGACCGCAGACTGGTTTAAATCTAATGGTCTATATCATATGGCACTTCATAGCTTGGGCATACGCAATAATTGGGTTAATAAGAATCCTAGCGAATTTGACAGAGATGCTGAAAAATACGGGTATATTTTTACAGATCCAAAAGACCCACAACAATGGAAAACCGATTATTGGACCTTAAGAGAAGCTACCGAGTTTTCTCAGACACTTGAAAAATACATAGGAACAGATAGTGCTAGGTACGGATCGTGGACCATGATGCATTTATTACAATACGGAGCAGATAAATCCAAATTTGATAAAAAAATAGTACATACCAAAGATATGGAACCGGATGTGTTTATACCAGCATCTAAAAAATTTCTACAAGACTATATATCTAAAATACTAGCGTTATAATTTTTGGTAACATTTTTACGGTAAGGTTTTCTCTTGACTGTTTACCCATTTGATGCTATAATATTACTATGAGAACTGCTACGATTATAATCCGTGATGAAGTAAACATTAAAATTGAAGGTCTTGAACTCGATGCCCGGAGGGCTTTGGTCAATGCTTTTAAATATGATGTTCCGGGTGCCCGTTATTTGCCAGCAGTTAGACTTGGTCGATGGGATGGTAAGATAAGTTATTTCCAACTCGGCGGTAGTACCTTTGTAAATTTATTACCAGAAATTATTCCTATATTAGAAAAGTTTAACTATGATATTGAGCTTGACGATCAGCGCAATTATTCTACTTCTTTTGATTTTGAGCGAGTAGCCGAAGACACATTTAAACATATTATGTGGCCTAAGACTCATCCAATGGAGGGTCAGCCTATCTTGATGCGTGATTATCAAGTTGAAATTATTAATAATTTTCTTGAAAATCCACAATGTATTCAGGAAATTGCCACGGGCGCTGGTAAAACAATTATTACCGCGGCATTAAGTAATGCGGTAGCACCATATGGTCGTACCATTATTATTGTACCTAATAAAAGTTTAGTAACGCAAACAGAAAAAGATTATATCAATATGGAACAAGATGTTGGTGTATTCTTCGGAGATAGAAAAGAATTTGGTCGCCAGCATACTATTTGTACTTGGCAAAGTCTAAATGTCTTATTAAAAAATACAAAAAATTCAGTTGGGGATGTTACTATTAACGAGTTTCTTGAAGATGTTGTTTGTGTTATTGTCGACGAAGTCCATATGGCCAAAGCAGATGCATTAAAGACATTGCTCACAGGAGTCATGAGCCGTATTCCTATTCGATGGGGATTAACAGGAACTATACCTAAAGAACCATTTGAGTTTCAAGCACTAAAATGTAGTCTTGGTCCAGTTATTAATCATCTTAGTGCCAGCGAACTGCAAGATCGCGGAGTACTAGCACAATGTCATGTAAATATTGTACAACTAGTAGACCATGCAGAGTTTACCAACTATCAAAGCGAGTTAAAGTTCTTATTAGAGGAACCTGACAGACTGGATACTATTGCTAACCTAATTCGACAAGTTAATTTAACTGGCAATACACTAGTTTTAGTTGACCGTATTGCGGCCGGGCAAGGTATTATAGAACGCCTGGGTGACAATGCAGTTATGGTCAGTGGAGCAACAAAAGCAAAGGCAAGACAAGATGAATATGACGAAGTGGCAGAGGCGACTGGAAAAATTATTGTGGCTACCTACGGTGTTGCTGCTGTTGGTATTAATATACCCCGTATCTTTAATCTTGTTCTTATTGAACCTGGTAAATCTTTTGTTAGGGTTATACAATCGATTGGGCGTGGCATACGCAAAGCGGAAGACAAAGACCATGTCCAAATCTGGGATGTAACTAGCACCTGTAAATTTGCCAAACGCCACCTGACCAAACGCAAGGTTTTTTATCGAGAAGCCAACTACCCATTCACACAAGAAAAGTTAGAATGGAAATAGGATGGTTGCATTATTTAAATCAAGGCTGTATAATAACACTATGCGAATTCTAACTTTAGACAACACTCCGTACGATCTCGATCATCTTCCAGAAGAAATAGATGATATGAGATTTGCCATACTTGATAATTCAAATCCATTGGATCCAGATTATCATTATATTCCATTAATCTTTCTAGAAAATTTTAATGCGCCAGCTTTGGTATTACGCATCGGCGACTATCGTGTGCGTATGCCCGTAGATTGGCAACTACTTATCGGCGAACCGGACCTTGGAGACCTAGAGGTTATCCCACTGTCGGCATTGAATGATCGCGGATTCAAAGCATTTCAATTCAATCCACTAACTTCATTTCGTCCAAGTTTTTTAGATGTAGAAATACTCGATGTTTATCAAGATGTTGCGTGGTATGCTCCTAAGTTAAAGAATGGGCAGATGTTATGTGTACCATTAGGCGAAGGTAAAAAGCCCGACTGTGTGTATTTTGTTAAAGACATTAGTCGCAACTGTGAAATTGTAGATTATAATAAGGCATTCTAGTGGATAAGTTAAGCATTAACAATGAAATGGCACAGCTTGATCGAAAAAATCGTGCGTTTTATGATGAACTTACTGACGAAGAAAAGAAAAAGTTTAGTAATTTTCTTATGATTCGATATGGCAGTAGTATTGATGCCAGTAACAATCCTAGAGATAAACTAATACAGCAATATTATCTTCAAAGCTGTAATGAAAACTTAAACAAACATTTCTTTGCCATTAATCGTCATCCAAAATTGCAATGGCTATGTGCCACAACAATTAGTCCAGATGACGGTAATAAAAGACATGCCTGGATTGCCCCTAAGAAAAAAGAAGCAGGAGTAACAGGACTAAAAAAACAATTAAGTGAATTATTTCCCACCCTTAAAGATGACGAAATAGAGCTTATGGCAAAAATTAATACTAAAAAAGATATAGATTCTTACTTAAAATTGTTAGGACAAGAAGTTAAAAAATGACCTATAAGTGTCAATACTGCAAAAAAGATTTTATTAAAGAAAGTAGTTTGGCAGTACATTCATGTGAGCCAAGACGCCGACGCATGGAAAAGGATGAAGCTGGAGTTCGACTTGGGTTTCAAGCCTATATTAAATTTTATGAATTGACCCAAGGAAGTGCCAAATTAAAAACATTTGATGATTTTGCTGACTCCCCATACTATAAGGCATTTGTAAAATTTGGGCGGTATTGTGTAGATATCAAAGCAATCAACCCAGCTAGGTTTGTAGAATTTGTACTAAAACAAAATAAAAAATTAGACCACTGGGCAAAAGATAGCGTCTATACCGAATATCTTTTGGAATATTTAAAAGTAGAAAATGTAAATGATGCCTTGTCAAGGGCGTTAGAATTCAGTATCGATTGGAGCGAAAGCAGTGGACATCCAAGTCACGATTGTCTGCGATATGGCAACAACAATGCCATGGCATACGCAGTTACTACTGGTCGTATTAGTCCTTGGGTCATTTATAATTGCGAGTCAGGACAAAGATTTTTATCCGAGCTCAGTCCAGATCAAATCAGCATGGTATGGCCATATATTGATAGCGATACCTGGCAACGAAAGTTTAAAGATTATGTAGCCGATCAAGAATATGCTCGAGAAATATTAGAAAAGGCAGGTTGGTAATGTCGGCAGATATTGATTTAGACTTAGCAGATCGCGAACAAATATTGAAACTTATTCAAGCTACTCCAGCACGACAACACCACCAAGGACAAGTACGCAGACATAATTCTGGAATTTATGTTACAGATATTCCGTATGATCCTATAAATCAATGTGCTGCTATTGATTACGAACAAGCAGAAGAGCGTGGATATTTTAAAATTGATTTACTGAATATGTCGGTGTATCAGCTGATTAAAAGTCCTAAACAATATCAAGAACTATTATCCAAAGATCCACCATGGGAAAGATTATGGACTGACCCAACCTGGGCAAAACAGTTAGCTCATGTGGGTAATTATACCGCGTTATTAGAAAGCATGAAACCCGATAGTATTCCAAGAATGGCGGCTTTTATTGCTATCATTCGCCCAGGCAAAGCACACTTACAAAATCAACCGTGGAACACAGTTTTTGACACAGTATGGGATGGTGATAGTAGTAAAGGATTTGTGTTTAAAAAGTCGCATTCAATAAGCTATGCTGCACTGGTAGCACTACATATGAACTTGCTTAGTCAACCCGCCGAACCAGCGTTATAGATTTTCGCTTACTTTTTTTACGAGCAAGCTCGCTTAAACTGCATACTGGGCCGTGTAATACTTCTAAATCTTTGTTGACAAAAGTACGCAAATATATTTTAAATGGAATCCATTCGTGTTTTAAAAATATATTGATGGGTATACTTCTATTGCTTTCCCACCACCAAATATTGGCTAATTCTAAGAATTGTTTTTTTGTTTCGAGGTCAGTGATGCTGCCAAAGTCGTAAATGGTAGTAATTATATCATCTCGATTTTGTATAATTCCTACATATTCTGCGGAGGCGTAGGTACAAAGCGTTATAAAAGGGTATTTTTCAGCTAATTTTGTAAAGATATCATTACCCATAAATATTAGTATCGTGTTCCATATGTGAGATATTTATACATATGAAATAACCAATTTAATTATCGGTAAATAATATGTATGTATTCCACCACTGCTTATCTATATCAACAACGCACTCAAGTACTAGTACTGGAAGTCAGCGACTGTGGACAATACTTCACCGCGAGATATGACCCTGTGTACGCAAAAAGATTAACCATTAATCTAGGAGTTGATAATGTACTGTTATTTGCCCTAGTTAACCAAGACGAAAAGCCAGTTAATGTAATCGGCTCAACCTTTGTATTCCGTGTAACCAACACTTCTGGCACAGTAATGCTACTAGAAGAACCTATGGCAATTCTTAATGCTGTTACCGGGCAAATAAAAGTTACTATTCCAGCAAGTCATACACTAGAATTACAAGCACAACCAGCATCTTATTCGATTACTATTCAGCGTGGAGATCTTACACAGGCAGTATTTACTAATGCTCAAGCTGGTGCTAGAGCGCCATTAGATTTAGTAAATTCTGTATTTCCACAATTTGTACCATCATCGCCATTGACCATCCCAACTACTCAGCTAACCAGCCAAGTTAGTAATGACGGAACCAATGTTGGTAATTATCCAGGTAGTCCTTATTGGTACGGAGCCGGCGATGGCACCTACTATAATTCAAGATTGAATACCTTGTACTATTCAAGTTTTATTGTACCGCGCACTTCCATGACCACAGTTCAAATGGACTTAATTGGATACACTGGCACAATTAAAGCACAGTGGGCAGAAAACTATCAAAGTCTTTGGTATAATATTACCGAATCAACTACCTACTATGATGAAACCAGAACGATTCATATGAATATCGAAGGATGGTATCCATTGTTGCGTTTGTGTTTTAATAATAGTGTAATATCTTCGCCACAACCACCGGGCATACCTGCTACTGCCTATGCATTTTGTGAAAATGGTATCCTGACTAGTATTGTGGTTAACAATGGCGGCGCAGGATACTTGGCACCACCAAAAATTAACATTATAGGCGACGGTGCCGGTGCAACAGCCGAAGCAGTTATGAGTGAAACCTATCCACCAGGCCATCCACAAGAAGGAATAGGATACGGAACGGTTGCCGCTATTAATGTTATAACTGGCGGGTCCGGATATTGGCCAGTTCCATCCGGCGGAGTAAATCCTTCGGCTTACCCAGTTCCACCAGCAAACCAAGGCGCAGTTGTAACCATTACCACCGGGTATGTTGTTAACCTCTTGTATCGTTAATCGTTGATTTTACCAAGGATTTGTGTTATACTTGTGGTATGATTGATGTAACCTCTTTCTTACCGTCTCGCAAAAAGAACACAAGTTCGGGCTGGATTTCTTTTAATGCCCCTTGCTGTATTCACAATGGGGAGAATATAGATAAGCGTCAACGAGGCGGCATAAAAACTACACCAGACGGATCATGGTCCTATCATTGTTTTAATTGTGGGTATACTACTAGTTTTATTTTAGGTCGCAATTTAACATTCAAAGCAAGAAAATTTTTGCAATGGTTAAATGTGCCAGGCGAAGAAATTGAACGCATAAATCTTGAAAGTTTAAAACAAAAATCAATTACAGGGCTACTTTCTGACCGACAAGAAATAGCAGAGAAATTACAAAATATAGAATTTGAAGGACGCGATCTTCCAACTGACACCCATCTGCTTACCGAACCAGCTGAAGAATATTTGCGCCAACGCAATATTCTATTGGACTATCCATTTTTATATAAAACAATGCCGCGACCTGGGATTATAATTCCGTTTACACATAATAATCAAGTGGTAGGACATACTACAAGATTTTTAGACAATCGTACTCCTAAGTACATACAAGATATACAACACGGATATGTGTTTGGCACAGATTTGCAACAGGCCAACTGGCAATATGCTATTGTTTGTGAAGGTGTGTTTGATGCCCTTTGTATCAACGGCCTAGCAGTATTGCATGCAGAAATTAATGATGCTCAGGTTAAACTGATTCGCAATTTAGGAAAAGAAATAATTGTAGTCCCAGATCAAGACGAAGCAGGTATCAAATTAGTAGACCGTGCGGTAGAATTGGGTTGGGCGGTAAGTATGCCCGAGTGGCCCGATTGTATTAAAGACATAAATGATGCAGTGATTTATATGGGTAGACTAGGAACTTTGCTAACTATATTAGAAGCTAAAGAAACTAGTAAAATTAAAATTGAACTAAGGAAGAAACAACTTGTTAAAAGATTACGGGCTTGATGTCCAAAAACTATTCTTAGAAATGATGTTGCAAGACGCAGAGTCGTACGTGCGTGTACAGAACATTTATAATCCAGAAAACTTTGATAGAAGTTTGCGTCCTGCAGCAGAGTTTATTGCCAAGCACAGTAACGAATTTAAAACTCTTCCAGCACCTGAACAAATAACAGCCGCAACTGGAATTAAATTAGCCCATGTGCCAGAACTAAACGAAGGGCATTTTGAATGGTTCATGAATGAGTTTGAAAGTTTTACTCGCAGGCAGGAACTAGAACGAGCAATTTTAAAATCGGCAGATTTACTAGAAAAGGGCGACTATGACCCAGTAGAAAAATTAATCAAAGATGCTGTACAAATTAGTTTGACTAAAGACATGGGCACTGACTATTTTGCAGACCCGCAGGCTCGTATTAACAAATATTTTAATAGTGGCGGACAAGTTAGTACTGGTTGGCCACAAATGGACAAGATCTTGTATGGTGGATTTAGCCGTGGTGAACTAAACATTTTTGCTGGCGGATCTGGGTCAGGTAAATCTTTGGTTATGATGAATATTGCATTAAGTTGGATGCAGGCTGGATTATCTGGGGTATATGTTAGTTTAGAACTTAGTGAAGAACTATGTGCCTTGCGTACTGATGCAATGTTAGCAGGTATGAGTACAAAAGAAATTCGTAAGGATATTAATCAAACTGAACTTAAAGTTAAATTGTTTGGTAAAAAAGCTGGGCAGTATCGCATTAAAGCATTGCCAGCGCAGAGTAATATTAACGACATCCGTAGTTACATTAAAGAAGTGCAAGTTCAAACAGGCATCAAAGTAGACTTTATTATGTGTGACTACTTGGACTTGTTGATGCCAGTTAGTGCCAAGGTTAGTCCTAATGACCTGTTTGTCAAGGACAAGTATGTTTCAGAAGAATTGCGTAACTTGGCTAAAGAACTTAATGTATTATTTGTAACAGCCAGTCAGTTGAATCGTAGTGCTGTAGAAGAAATTGAATTTGACCATAGTCATATCAGTGGTGGTATTAGTAAGATTAATACCGCGGATAATGTGTTCGGTATCTTTACAAGTCGTGCTATGCGTGAGCGTGGCAAGTACCAAATTCAATGCATGAAATCGCGTAGTAGTACTGGAGTAGGACAAAAAATTGATCTAGACTATAATATCGAGACCATGCGTATTACTGACCCAGGTGAAGAAGCCTCGCCAGTAAATTCATTTAAAAAGTCCAATATTTACGAAAGTATTAAAACACAAAGTCGTGTAAATTCTGGCGAAGCGGTAGAAGCAGCCGCAGATGAAGTTGGTAAAATTACAGCAGATGTACAAAGTAGTAAATTAAAGGCATTATTAGGACAAATTAAGCAGAATTAGAAAGCAGAGCCCTTACACTAAAAAGTAATAAATAATAAAAAGGTTCTCGCTCAAAATGCAAAAGAAAACTCGTAGTATTCTAGAAGAATTAGAAAATTTATACACGGAACACGATAATCGTCATATTATTGAAAATCGTGCTAATAATATTATCACCAGTGCTATACGCTTACTTGAGCAAATTGATACAGCCTATAGCCCAGAGCAAGCAGAGAACCTTACACGCAAATTAATCAATGCCATTAAACTTCGCGATCCAGGCAAGTTTACTCGCACCGTAAGGAAAACTGATGCAAATTCATGAAATAACTAAACTTCAAAATCAATTAGATGAAGGAATACTTAGTGGCCTTAAAAGTGCGGTTTCGACTGCAAAAACTGGTGTTGGCAAAATTGCCAAAGCTGCAGGACCAATGGCTAAAAAAATTGCTGGCAAAACAGCAGATGCACTTGAGTTATCTACAGTGGCTCCTGGATTGATGGGAGGCTATGGGGTTAGAGATGCTATGGCAGCACACAAGGCTGGAAATTTATGGTCTCCGGGCGGAATTGCTACTGCTCGCAAGGCACGCCTGCAAAAAGATGCAGATGCAAATTTAGCAATTTTAGCCAAGCGAGGTATTACCCCAACTTCGTATAAAGAAAAGCAAGACGCAGAAAAAGCAACGCAACAGGCACAAACTGATCCTAATTTAGTTGGCATACGGTCTAAATTAGACCGACGATTTCCGCAAGAGTTTGAGGTTGGCCCACCACCTGGCGGCACCGCTGAAAAACCAGAACCAACTGCCAGTCCAGGAAAAGAATTAAAAGTAGAACTACCAAGAGGTCCAGGGCAAACAGTATCATCATACGCTATTAAAACAGCTACTGGGTGGAAAACTGAAGAAGGAAAACCAATCACCAACCCCGATAGTATTGCATTCCTCAATAAAAGCATTGACAAAGAGTACAAAGTTGCCCCAAATCTTCGCGAGGCTCCGGAGGATGTTGGAGGATTTAGTGCTGGCGGAATTGCATTACCCCCAGGAGCAAAAACTGCCGGACCAAAAAAACTTCCACTTCAATTTGATACCGTTAATGGGTGGATTGCTCGTGCAATTCCAGATTATAGTTTAATTAAAAATGATGCCAAAACACAAGCGGCTCTTAAAAATCAGTTTACTAAAATAGCTGCTGCCAAAAATAATGCCGCCGCCGCTACAAAATTATTTGATCAATATGTACTAATAATGCAAACAGCAATTTCTAAAGCAAAATTAGCCAGTAACGATACTCAATCAAACCCAACTAATACAACTAATTCAACTGGCTCTGATATGTCTCAATGGCGTGGCCGATCATTATCTGACCTTCAACGAGATCCTAAATTTATAAAATTTATGGGCGACCGCGGTATTGGGTTAAATGAAGATGCTACTAAGTTTGATCGGCTAGAAGAAAAATTAAATCAACTGTTAGCCGAGAAATATTAATATGATACTTAAAGAAGGTGGTAATGTTTTTAAAAATAACGATGGGCAGGCAGTAACCCAGCGTATTAACCAAACGGATGTTAAACCTACATTAAACTGGCTTGAGCAAATACTCAATCTTGATTTACAAAATAATACCCTAGGCTCAACTGGCCTTAAACCTACATCGGGCGACCTTGATGTAGCGGTTGATATCAGTCAAATTAGTCCGGATCAACTAGTAGCCGAGCTTACTCAATGGTGCAATAGCCATCAACTAAAGGCACAAGAGTATATTAAAAAAGGCGGCGGACAGATACATTTTAAAACACCTATTACCGGTAATCCTGATAAAGGATATGTGCAGACAGATTTTATGTTTATGAAAAACCTAGGTGTAGGCAAATTCTTTTTAGCAGCTCCTGCAAATTCAGAATATTCAGGACGCGATCGTCATATTATGTTTAACAGCATTGCCAAACCACTTGGTTACAAAATAGTACCTCGTGAAGGATTGGTTAGTCGTGCTGATAATTCTGTTGTTGAAACAGACCCAGATAAAATTGCTAAAATATTGTTAGGCAAATCTGCTACCAAAGAAGATTTATACAGTGTAGAAACAATGGTGCAGGCCTTGCAAAATGATGCACAGCGTGATGCAAAACTTGCTGATGCTAGGGCATTCTTTTCTAAAGAAGGTGTTCCGTTTTTTGAAACTCGTGGTGAAAGCGACACTAACTTTCTAGCTAGATTGCGTGACCGCATTGTCAATCAAGGTATGGTACAACTGGTAGAAAGCACCGAAGCCCGCATTCCACACATTGAAGATTTAGTTTTTGACAAGGGATCTCGTGGTATAGCTGATGCGATCGCTATCATTCAGCATGCCGCTGAAAATACCGCAAAGACTACCACTGTTAAATGGGATGGCAAACCAGCAATTATCTGGGGTCGTAAACCTGATGGTACTTTTGTACTCACTGATAAGTCAGGATTTCATGCCAAAGGTTACGATGGCCTGGCCACAAGCCCGGTTGAAATAGCTAATATTATGACTAAGCGTGGTGGCGAGCGTGGTGAACTTATTGGTATCTATGAAAAATTATTTCCAATGTTAGCGGCCGCTACCCCGGAAGATTTCACAGGATATGTCAAAGGCGACTTGTTGTACATTAATCAACCACCAGAAGTAACTGGTGCATTTGTATTCAAGCCTAACACTATTGAATATAAAATTCCAGCGGCCAGTGCATTGGGTCAGCGTATTGGGCAAAGTGAAGTAGGTATTGCGGTACACACACGCATACCAGATCAAGGATCAGCAGAACAACCAATTGGTAATGAAAAATTTAATCCAGTACCGGGACTTTTATTAATTGAACCATCTGTAAAAGATATTAAAAATATTGCTCCTGAAAACAAATTAATTCGTCAGATTAAACAACTTAATGCCGCCAAAGGCAAGGACATTGATCACTTGTTTAATCCAGCAGAATTAAGAGCCGCACAGGTTACTGACCTACCAGCATTATGTAAACAATATATCAACAGCAGAATTGATACTAATTTTGAAAACTTATTACCAGCATTTGGTGACTGGTTAAAAAACAAAGTTACTCCCCGCAAATATAACAACATCGTAGAATATCTACAAAGTCCAAGGTCAAACCTAGATGGTATGTCTGCGGCATTTACGGCGTTTTTAGGCTTACATGATCTTAAGATGAACACCCTACATCAACTTGACCTACAACAACCAGGGCAAGAAGGCTGGGTACTTGCCACTGATGCAGGCCGTGCTAAATTAGTTAATCGATTTGGGTTTAGTGCCCAAAATCGTGCTCAAAATACACCAAAATAATATCAAGATTCTCCATTTTTTCCAATTCGGCTAAATATTAGTAGGACCTCGAGTCCACATATATAGGAGATTTAAATCATGGCTTCAATTCCATTAGTATCAGGTGGTTCACAACCAGTATTCGCTATTGACACACTCAATGGCCCACAGTTAGCTGCAAACGTAACATACGCACCAGCTGGCACACCAACAAACTTCGCAGGCCCAGCTTACGATTTCTTCGGTGTAGATTTAGGTGCTGATCCTTCAGCTCAAGCAGGCGTTAATGGTGCATTGCAAACAATTTTGCAAACAATCCAGCAAACTTGTACAGTTGCTATCTATCAAGTTGCAGCTACAGGTAACGCAACAAACTTGAGTTTGGCTATCTACCCACTTGGTGCATATGACGCAACAACATTACAAGCTACTATCCGCTCATTAGGTTCTAATGTTGCCGGTACAGGCTACAGTGTTGCGGCTGCAAATGTAACTAACGTTGGTTTCCGTTTAGCTACAACAGCTACATCAGCAAGTTAATTTTAAAGTTTACTTTAAAAACACTAAACCCGCTTAGGCGGGTTTTTTGTTATTGCACTAAATAACAGTAGGGCCTCGTGCCCACATAAAGGAGAATTAAAATGGCTTCAATTCCATTAGTATCAGGCGGTTCACAACCGGTATTTGCGATCGATACATTAAACGGTCCACAACTAGCTGCAAACGTAACATACGCACCAGCTGGCACACCAACAAACTTTGCTGGACCAGCATTGGACTTTTTTGGTGTTGGCTTTGCTGCTGATCCAAGCGATCAAGCAGGTGTTAACGGTGCATTACAAACAATTTTGCAAACTATTCAGCAAACTTGTACAGTAGCGTTTTATCAAGTTGATGCTACAACTGACGCAGTAAACATGAGTGTTGCTACATACCCAGTTGGTGCCTTTGGTGGCAATGCTACGGTATCAGCAGCTACATTTGAAGCAGTTATCGTATCATGCGGTTCAAATGTTGCTGGCACAGGCTTTGATGCAACTACAGCTTCGGTAACAGATGTTGGTTTCCGTTTGGCTACTTCGGCAACCGATCCAAGCTAATTTTAAAGTTTATTTTAAAATGTCAAGAAGGCACCGCGAGGTGCTTTTTTGTTGACTGTAATTTATAGACATAAATATTCTAGTAGCAACAGCTACACTCATGTTTTACACACACATACACAGAAAGGAGTATATACCATGAGCAAAACACCTTACGAGATCCGTCTCGATCTACTTAAACTCGCAAAAGACGCAATTTTTGAGCCCGTTTATTGTAAACGCGATTCACTCAAAGACGAGTTTTATTCTAAAATGACCGATGAGAATAAAGGAACTATTTCTTATCCGACCTTGCCTAGTTTTCCAGGCACCGACGATATCATTGCAGAAGCTGAAAAACTTAATAAGTTTATCAGTCAGTAACATTAAAACCCACTTCGGTGGGTTTTTTGTTAACATTACTTTCTGCCCATGTTATAATGGGTTAAATATCGTACCATGACTGTTAGTAAAATTACCGAAGTAACCGTATTTGAAAGTCCAGATGGCGGCCGAACAGTATATGCCCGCCGCCCTGGGCAGTCCGTTCGCGAACTATATTCTCAAGATCCGTTGCTACAAAAAGAATTAGATGATATTGAACACCAGCGTCGCTGGATGGAAATATTTGGTGCCCGCAACACTAACGAAGGGCTGAATCAATTATGCGAACAAGTTGAAATTTTATATGAATTGTCAAAAAATCACGAATGAAATTTGCCTGTAAAACTTTCTTTGACATTACTGCCACAGGAGTCACCGGGCATTATAAATCATCACGAGTACCATTTAAAGATCGAGCTGACCAGTATATACAAGATGAAATAGACTGGAATCGAGCAAGAAACCAACAAAGAAATTGGGAAACCTTGACCCAATTAATTTCTATGCGTACTCAAATATTTGAACTTAAACATCCTACTGAGATTAAAAATTGCTGGCACTTTGAATTTGAAGTTGAGACCCCGGATGTGTTTGGAACCGCAGAAAATCCTGTAGAAATATTATTAAAAGATACCGCAGGTGTTCCTATGCTGGTAAACTTAGAAAATCTTCCCAATTTAACTCCAATATTAATTGTTTCTGGCCCCGATCAAAATATTTGGTTTAGCGCATTGCCATAAATAATTAATAGGTCGGCGTTAATAGCTGAACCGCTAACATAAAGAGAACCCAATGGTTGAAGCCACAGATATTGAAAAGAAAAGCCTAGAAGCGCATGTTGAACTCTGCGCCGAAAGATACAATGCACTCGAAGACAAAATGACAGCCATGAATACAAGTATTTCGCACCTTTGCGACATGGTACAAGAAGTAAAATCATCTGTTAGTAAGTTAACCGAAAAAAATAATGATAGATTAATTACCTGGGGCATTGGAATTATTGGATTTTTATCCGCATCAACCATCTATCTAATAACACATTACGTGCTCAAATGACAGAAACTCAAGAATTTGAACGGGCTCTGAGGCAAGAGATCAAAGACATTTTGCCCAATGCAATCTGGCAAACTGATGATGGTGTTTATTCGGTGTTTGGCAAATATAAAATTGCACCAGAAAAACCAGGATATCGCGTTTTTTGTTCTGCCACAGATGTAGGTGTTTTTAGCACATCTAGATCTGCATTAAGTTGGTGTATTGCAGACAAATATCAAGAATATAATTTAGCCCGCGATATACTAGTGTTAGATACTAAATTAAACTCATTAAACAGTGATATACGCCTTCGTGCCACCATAGCAGACCGCAGTAAAGACCCAATTTTTCGCGAAACTATTGAAACAAAATTAGAAACAAAGATTATACATAAAAAACTGGTTGAGAAACAACTTGTCAATTGTGTAAACAGAGCTAAATACTGTCAACAACGAGGATTTAATAATGAAACTGTTCGAACTGGCCGCAACGCAACCGTCAAAACAAGCCGCTAAGGTATTTGAAAGCTATTTTGGTGATAGCATCAATCTTGATGTAATCTCCCCAAAACAAGCTCGTATGATGTTATCTAAAGTACAAAAATTAGTTAACGAACATCGTCAAACTACTGCCTTCCATTATAGTGAGCAAAACCCAACTTACCTAAAATTGATAATGATGGAGCAAGTGTTGGCCGCTAAAGTTACTGAAACTTCTACAGTACCAGTTGGTACCGCTGTAGGTGCTGCTCAGAATGTTGCTCAACAACAATCTGGTATTGCTAAAGTTAATCCTACCGTAGCTGCTGGCGATGCTGCTAACCTAGCAAAAATTCAACAGATTAAAGATCCTAAATTAAAGCAAGTATTGACTAAGTCACAGTCAGGACAAAGCCTTAATCCAGAAGAACAAAAAATGGTTGCTCAAGCAGCCTTACAAACAGAGAGTAAACAATTGAGAAATAGCCTATACCACATCCTCCGCGAATCAGAAGTTCAACAAGCTCAAGTAGTACTAGCAAGTCAAGACATGGTTGACGAAGTTCAAAAAATGTCCGAGCAAGTTTCAAGTATGCAGTTTAAAGACTTGCCAGCACTGGTTGATCAAATTAAAAATCAAATTGGTGTTGACCAAGCTATGCAATTCAACACAGATGCAACTGCTGCATTAGCAGGTTTGCTACAAAATCTGCAAGGCGCTCGTCAACAATTAGATCAAGCTCTTGGCGTAGTTACCGGTCAAGCCGCACCTGCAATTCCTGGTGCAGATGATTTAGGTGCCGAGCCTGAGTTGGATGGTATGCCTGGTGAAGAAGACATCAACATTGAAGAGCTCCCACCAGAAGAAGAGCCAGACATGGGTGCGCCTGATTTAGGTCGCGCAAAACGCTAATATGTTAATCTTTGAAGTGGAAGGTTCTGAGGCTGTCGATTCTGGCAAGCTCATGGCATTGACACAATTTTTATCTGGCCGTGCCGCTGGCACTGATGGTCGGAAACAAATTTCTACCAAAGCATTCATTGAATTAGCACAAAATTTAGGTGTTAATGTTACTGCCAATACACTTGGCGACTTAATTGCTCAAGAACCATTAAGCAATGTATTAGAACCATATCAACCAAATTCAAATGTAGTCAGTTTCAAGGGTGACGAAACACCGCCTAACACTGACATGGATACAGCACAAGCAGAAAAAGTAGTAGACTCAAATGCTAAGTCGGCAATGAAGCGCCGGTTCTAATTTAGAATGGCCTACTCCGACAAAGTCATCGATCATTATGAGAATCCTCGCAATGTTGGAAAGTTGGATTCAAAAGATACCACCGTGGGTACTGGAGTTGTTGGAGCACCTGCATGCGGTGACGTAATGCGCTTACAAATCAAAGTTAAGGATGGGATTATTACAGATGCAAAATTTAAGACATATGGCTGTGGGTCCGCGATCGCGAGTAGTTCGCTCGTCACGGAGTGGGTCAAGGGTAAAACGCTGGAGCAAGCTGGATCTATTAAGAATGCTGAAATTGCAGAAGAGCTCGCATTACCCCCAGTTAAAATCCATTGTAGTATCCTTGCGGAAGACGCTATTAAAGCCGCGGTAGAAGACTACAAGAAAAAAAATGATACAAGTAACTAATGCCGCCGCTAAAAAAATCAAGGCCAATTTAGAAAAGCGTGGTAGCGGTGTAGCAATTCGAATTGGTATTCGTACTACCGGTTGTTCTGGAATGGCCTATGTGCTTGAGTATGTGGATACCCCAAATCTTGAAGATATATTACTTACAGACAATGGTGCTGTAATTGTAGTGGATCCAAAATCTTTACCTATGGTAGCCGGTATTACAGTTGACTATGTTCGGCAAGGACTTAACGAAGGATTTGAATTTATTAATCCATTAGAAAAAGACCGTTGCGGATGCGGCGAATCATTTAGAATATAGTAAGGTTGATAACTTGACAAAGTTATGCTATAATTATTAGATGTATAATCCAAAATTTGCGTATCACGAACTTTCCAGAACAAGCGAAGAAGGCCGACGCTTATACCTTACACCAGATGGTAAAAAGGTTCCAAGTGTAACTACTATTCTTAGTGCTACAGAACCAAAAGAAAAAAAAGAAGCACTTAATAACTGGCGCAAGCGAGTAGGTGTAGAAAATGCACAAAAAATAACCACAGAAGCTGCAAATCGTGGTACTCGAATGCATACCTATTTAGAGCACTATGTAAAAAATGGTGAGATAAAAGATCGCGGCTCAAATCCATTTGGCTGGGCTAGTCATGCAATGGCACAAACAGTTATCGAAGATGGACTTAAAAATGTCAACGAATTTTGGGGTGTAGAAATTCCGTTATATTTTCCTCAATTATATGCAGGTACCACAGACTGTGTAGGCTTACACAACTCTGACGAAAGTATTCTTGATTTTAAACAAACAAATAAGCCTAAAAAAGCCGAGTGGATTACTGATTATAATTTGCAACTTGTAGCCTATGCCCTAGCACATAACGAGGTATATAAAACTAATATTCGCAAGGGTGTAGTTTTGATGTGTGTAAAACCACCAGTAGATGACATGGGTAATCCGTTATCCCGCCCGGTGTATCAGGAGTTTGTTTTAGAACCCAAGGACTTTGATTACTGGGCAGACCAGTGGTGGAAACGATTGGAGCAGTACTACTTAATTAGCTAAATAGTTAATACTATCGAAGGACGACTAAATTGGCTATTGTACAAATCTCTCAAATCACCAACCGTAAAGGGTTACAAGTTGATCTACCACAATTAGCGGGTGCCGAATTAGGCTGGAGTGTAGATACTCGCCAATTATACATTGGCAATGGGACACTTGCAGAAGGTGCACCTGTAATTGGAAACACTGAAATTCTTACAGAATTTTCAGACATTTTAAATTTAACTTCAACATATACCTATAAAGGTACAGCCGCTGGATACACTGTGCAAACGGGCCCAACACCCGGTACACCAGTAACTGTAAGTTTGCAAAACTGGCTAGATCAGTTTGCAAGTGTGTTAGATTTTGGTGCAAAAGGTGATGGGGTAACCAATGATACTGCGGCTATTAATCGGGCGCTTTATCAATTGTATTGTCAGCAAGCCAATCCACAAATTCGTCGTAGTTTATTTTTCCCAGCCGGTGTATATATTGTTGACGATTCTATTAATATTCCAGCATACGCTACACTATATGGCGAAGGTCCATTAAATTCTATTATTCAATTACAAACAGGCACTTCAGCTACTTGCGTGGCCCAAACTGCCGACAGTCGTCAACAAACTGGTATTAATATTGGTAATAACGGCGCAACACCGCCAACTGATATTAGTATTTTTAATATGGCGTTTCAAAGTTTAGACACCAGCAAAGACATATTTTTAATTCAAGCTGCTACCCAGTGCAAAATTCAAGGCGTAAGTTTTGTTGGGCCAGAAACAACTAGTACCCTAACTACCGATGCAAATAATACTTCTGGAATTATTTTTGGAAGTGCAGGCGGCTTAGTCACCTCTAATATTATTCTTGACACTTGCAGATTTACCGGCACGGTGTATGGTGTTAATACTAGTCAACATATTGCTGGCGTAACAATTTCTAATTCTAGTTTTAATATATTGTATCAAGGTGTAGTGTTAGGAACCGTATCCGTAGGGTCCGGACCAACTGGTACTCGAATTACCAATAATGTGTTTAATAACATCTACTACGAAGGTATTATTTTTGGTGCATACACTAATCTAAATGCCAGCGGATGTAATATTTTTTATGATGTGGCCAATTCATTTGATGGTACTGCAAGCCCATCAACTTCTGTAATCAGAATTCAAAGTAACAATAATGTTAGTATTGGTGATATGTTTGAAAGAACTGATGCTTACAGTACCAATTACCCTCGTGTAAATCTTAGCCAAACACAAAGTATCGCGACTACAAATGGTGAACAATTAGAATTAGGCACTAAGGTCGTAAAGTCAGGATTAGTAACTACATTAATTGATAACGAAGTTAATTCGGTAGCGTTTACCGTCGAAGTTAATGCAGTGACATCATTTAAAATTGACTATACAATTAATAGAGCCGATAGCTATCGCACTGGCACAATGTGGATTGCATCAAATGGTATTCAATTGCTCAATTTTATGGATGACTACACTGAAAATTCTGCCAACGGAGATCCTCAAATTACGCTAGGTGCATTGCAAACAGGATCAACTGTTAGTATTTTATACACAACCGTTCCAACCACTGGCGAAAATGCCATAATGTATTATTCTATTTCCTATTTTAATTAATGTGGCCTAACAATTTTGCTGACAGGTTAAAATCCTGGGCAGACCTACGCGAGCAAACCCAAACTCAGGATTTAGAACAAGCTCTTAATACTATTAATACTTGGTGGTTTAACACACCGTGGAAATCCTATTATCTACATTGGGATGACCAGCCTAACTGGCCAGATCCATGGCAACTTTTGAGTGACAATATCTATTGCGAGGTTGCAAGAGGGCTTGGAATCCTCTATACTATAAGTATGATAGAACATCCAGCAGTGGCCTCTGCAGACTTGGTTTTAACTGAAGATGGACATAATTTAGTCCTAGTTAACAAAGAAAAATATATACTTAATTGGGAGAGAGAAATTGTCTTAAATACTCACCAAGCAACGAAAATCAAGAAAAAGTTGTCGGCGGAACAAACAAACCAGCAATGCCAGAAGTAAAAACACATACGAGAGTTAAGAATGCAAATTACAGTAGTTAAAAGAAGCGGACTAAAAGAGCCACTACACATTGAGAAGTGGCAGGCACAAGTTGCTAAAGTCTGCCAAGGAATTGCCGATGTCAGTCAATCCATGATTGAAATTAAAGCACAGTTACATTTTTACGATGGAATTACGACCCAAGAGATTGATGGTATCACTCTTCGGGCTATTGTTGACTTGATTGACATTGAGTCAAATCCTGATGTTGGTCATACCAACTACCAATATGTGGCGGGCAAACAACGCTTGAGCATGTTGCGTAAGGATGTTTACGGATCATATGATGTTCCACATCTTTATGAAATTGTAAAGAAAAATGTAGCCACAGGTCTTTATACCGGTGAACTTCTTGAGTGGTACACCGAAGAAGATTGGAACAAAATGAATGACATGCTAGATCACGACAAGGATGAATTATATTCCTATGCCGCCATCGAACAACTTATTGAAAAGTATTTGGTACGCAACCGCGCAACAAAGGAAATATATGAAACTCCTCAAATTAGATACATTGTGGCAGCCGCTACAGTATTCCATAAAGAAGAACCTAACGCAGCCCGCATGCGTCTTATTAAAGAATATTATAATTGTGCATCCGATGGCCTCTTCACTCTTGCTACCCCTGTCCTTGCTGGGCTTGGGACTCCTACTAAACAGTTCAGTAGTTGTGTGCTTATCCGTAGCGATGACAACCTTGATAGTATCTTCGCATCTGGAGAAATGATGGCCAAGTATGCCGCTAAACGAGCTGGCATAGGTCTTGAAATTGGTCGTCTGCGACCACTAGGCGCACCCATTCGTGGCGGCGAAGTCATGCACACAGGAATGATTCCATTCCTTAAAAAATGGTTTGGAGATTTAAGAAGTTGTTCACAAGGAGGTATCCGCAATGCAAGTGCTACCGTATTTTATCCTATTTGGCACTATCAGTTTGATGATCTTATTGTGCTTAAAAATAATCAAGGAACTGAAGAAACTAGAGTAAGGTTCATGGACTATGGGGTTGTGCTCAATGCCTTGTTCTGGCGCCGTTTTAAAAATAAAGAAAATATTACTTTCTTTGATCCGAACGAAGTTCCAGATCTTTATGAAGCATTTTATAAAAATACTACACTTTTTGAAGAGCTTTATGTAAAGTATGAAAAGCGCAAGGACCTACGCAAGAAAGTGATGAACGCCGAGGATGTATTCAAAGGCGGCATTCTTAAAGAGCGCACCGATACTGGTCGCATCTATCTTGTGTTTATTGATAATGTAATGAATCAAGGACCGTTTGATCCTGAACATCATACCATCTACCAAAGTAATTTGTGTTGTGAAATTTTATTGCCAACTAAATCATTTACTCGATTAGATGATGACCAAGGTCGTATTGCTTTATGTACACTTGGTAGTATCAACTGGGGAGCATTCCGTAACCCAGAAGATATGCGCCGTGCTTGCCGTATTTTACAGCGTAGTCTATGTAACATACTTGATTATCAAGACTTTTTAAGTATTCAAAGCCAGTTAAGCAATCAAGAAATTCAGCCTCTGGGCATCGGCATTACAAATCTTGCTTATTGGCATGCTAAACGCAGTCTTAAGTATGGAGAAAAAGATGCTCTACAAGAAGTTAAAACTTGGATGGAACATCAAGCATACTACTTGACCGAAGCCACAGTTGAATTGGCCAAAGAACGAGGGCCATGCAGTCATAGCGGACTCACTCGTTACGGGCAAGGAGAGTTTCCTTGGGAGCGTCGTGCTGAAGCAGTCAATGAATTAGCCAATTTCAAGCCAGAATTGGATTGGGAAAAGCTAAGAGCAACAATGAAAGTTCATGGTGTGCGTAATGCCACACTAATGGCAGTGGCACCAGTAGAGTCGAGTAGCGTTGTAATTAATAGTACCAATGGTATTGAAATGCCAATGAGTTTGATTACTGTTAAAGAATCTAAAGCTGGTAGTTTAATTCAAGTAGCACCTGAGTACAATAAATTAAAAAATAAATATCAACTGATGTGGGAACAAAAAGACTGTGTAGGTTACTTGAAAACGGCCGCGGTTATACAAGTGTATGTTGACCAAAGTATAAGTACTAATACATTTTATTCGCCGAAGCATTTTCCTGATCGCAAAGTACCATCGACCTTGATAGCTAAGAATTTAATGTTGTTCCATAAATGGGGCGGAAAAACTTTTTATTATAGCCTTATTGATAAGCAAGGTAGTAAGTCTGATAAAAGTGACGAAGTTGTTGAGTTACCAGTAGATGATTTTGGCGACGAAGAGGATTGTTTGGCCTGTAAACTATGAACTATCAAAAAATTTACAATAACTTAATCAATCGTGCTACACGCAGGATTAGTGAGGGCTATGTTGAAAAACATCACATAGTTCCTCGTTGCCTTGGCGGCACAGATGCTAAAGAAAATATTGTAAGTCTTTATCCCGAAGAACATTATCTTGCTCACTTACTATTGTGTAAAGTAAACAAAGGTAACTCAAAGGTATTGTATGCCGCAATGAATATGACTTCAGGGTCTATGATCAACAACGGTAAAAGAAATAATAAAGCATATGC